ACCCTCCGCCCAGTACCCGATTGCAGCGGTGCATATTGCAGCTATTTGCATTCTGTACTGCTCTATGTCACTCAGCACTACGGGTTTTTTCTGAAGCGCAGCAAGCTCTTTCTGCAGCGCATCCCGCTCGCGTGCAAAGCGACACGCATCATCGCTACTGCACTCGCACTGCTGCGCCTCACGGGCTACGCCAAGCTCGTATTTGAGATCGTCGATCTCTTCCTGCATCGCGCAGGTTTCGCACGACCGGGCGAGCCGGCCATGTTTGCAGTCTCTGGGTTCAGTCATGGTGTTCCTTCTGAATTGCAGCGTCCAAAGCTGCGGGTGCCGAAATGTGTGCATCCAAACCACCGGCAAAACTTACCGAGTTCAACGGCACAGGTTTTCACGCCATGCTCGAAGGTGATAGTGCTGATCATTTTTCATCCTCTATCTTGCTCGGGCACTTGCACCAACAATGCCGATGCTTCCAGTAGTGGTGCCGTAGCCGTAGCCGTCGCCGTTGCCGTCGCCGTCGCCGTAGCCGTAGCCGTAGCCGTCGCCGTCGCCGTCGCCGTAGCCGTAGCCGTAGCCGTTGCCGTCGCCGTAGCCGTTGCCGTTGCCGTAGCCGTAGCCGTTGCCGTAGCCGTAGCCGTCGCCGATTGGCTTAAACATTACAAGCCCCAGTCGTCCGATACCGGCACACAGAAAATCTCAGCGGACTGAGGGATGTCAACGCCTTGGGCCATTGGCTTGATCGTGATTTTTGAGTTCTTTGGATCGGCGATAACGCCATCGAAGCCTACCGACTCCCAGCGAAACACCCATACGGCATTTGCCAATTTGATGCGTCCGTTTCCACGGGTAACGTCGCCCGCAAAAATCCAGCCACGGTCAATGACAACAACCGCGCGAGTGCCTGTAGGCGCTGGTGTTACTGGTGTGTATTCGATACCATTAAGTGTGATGTTGCTCATTTAATTTCCTTGGTTAAAAATCTTGCTCGGGCACTTGCCCGGCTCTTCAATCGGCCCCATCCACACCTGATGGGGGCCATGTTCTGTCTGACTCGCACGAGCGCAGGTGTGGCACTCGGTGTCTAAGTGGCGACCAAACGGGGCTACTTTGCCGACGCAGCGGGCAACGTCAAATGCGAGTTTCATTGCAAAACCTCCTTGATTTGTGTGCGCCGCTGCACCTCGCGCAGCGCATCAGCCATTTGCAGCGGGGTGCTGAGTGCCAGCAGTTGCTCATGCAGCTCGATGCCCAGCTCTACGTCAGCAATGGCCGGGCCGTCAAATCCGATGCGGCCATGTGCGTTGTACCTGTGCAGGCAGCGCAGCAGGGCATCACGCGCCGCAATGGCGGTCTGCACGCACAGCGGGTCGATGGACTCGGCGCGCACGATCGTGGCATTGATGGCCGTGCCGATGTCGCTCAAATCATTGATCGTTCCGCGCCCGGTGCGAATAGCCTCATACGCCTGGCGGATCGGCATTTGCAACTGCAGCAGATCGGCTGGCGTAAACGGCTCCAGCCGGTTGATGACGCGCTGCATGGCGCTTGGGTCTGCCTGCCAGCGGGTGCGCTTGGCCCGGCTGGAGGTTCTGTGTGCGGTTCTCATGCGAAAAGCTCAAGTTGATGAGGTTTGGATGGTTTGGCCCGGCGCGGCGTTGTCCAGTAAAAGCGCAGCGCCTTCATGCGGCGCTCTGCGGCCCATGTGAGCAGCACAAATGCCCAGCTTCTGTGTGGCGTCTCGTGCGCTTGGTGCAGGTAAATGCGCGCCATGCGGATGTGATGCTCTCGCGTTTCGGGCGGGTGGTGTATGTCGGCTAGGTTTGGCACGTCACACCACCCACACCCAAAACTGCCACATCCCAATGCCAAATGCGCACGCCATAGCCACTATGGCCAGATACTCGACGATCGTGGCCACCTCTGCGGCAGGGTCCGTGTCTGGCTCCGGATGGTCGGCGCCGCGCTTGTAATGGTCGTTCCACAGGCGCTGCTGTTCCAGCTCCCAGGCAACGCATTCGCTGGATAGGTCATTCATATTCAGCACCTCACTCCATGGCTGTTGATATGCGCATTGCCGTCATTGCGGTAATACGCCCGGATAGCCTGCGGCTGGTACACCGGCAGGTCAAACAGGCTGCGATAGTTGGGGCCCGCGACCTCGCCCACTGGCGGTGCGCGCCGCTTGTCGTGCGCCGCCAGGGCGCGCTGGCCAGACTCGGTGATCTGGTGGAGCGTCAGGTGCTGGCTGCCAGCCCGGCGCGTATCGACAAAGCATCGCTCGCGCAGGTCGGCCATGGCGCGCATGACGTATGAGTGGCACCTGCCTGTGGCGGTTTGTAGGTGGTAATAGCTGCAGTCGCCCTCGCGCCTGGCTATCTCGCGCAACAGGTCTGCGTGTTCGTCACAGAGGATGAGGGTGGTGATGCTCATGCGGCCTCCAACGCAACAAGTTTTGCGGCGTAGCGCGACTGCACAAACGAGCGTATGCGCCCAATCTCCGTGTCGTTGAGGCAGTCCAGGTCACGGTTAAGTGCGGCACGCTGGGCGCTGATTGTTGGTGGCGGCGTTTCCAGCTTAATGGTCTGGTCGGCCTGCGTGGCCTGCGCCTTGGCTATGGCTTCATCGCTGGCACGCTTGGCTTCTGCATCGGCTGATGCTTGCGCGTGTGCCTCAGCTCGGGCTTTGGCTGTCGCGGATGCAATCTCTGCATCTGCCCGGGCACGTTCTGCAGCTTCGGCTTTGGCGCGCTCTTCGGCGGCAATACGGGCGCGCTCGGCTTCGATGCGGGCTGCTTCTTTGGCCTGGTGGGCAGCGATTCGGTTTTGAACGACCGCAGCCAGGTCATCAGGTGCCTTGAGAACCAGTTGATCAGCGTCCGAAAACAGGAAGTAAAGGTGTGGGTTTTCATTGAGCTTGCTCAGGTTGACGGAGATTCGGTCAGCCACGGCATTGGCTTCAATCTTGGCGCGAGCCAGCTCCACCGCTACCGCATCGCGCATACTGTCCAGCGTGCGTTTTCCATTGATGGCCCCGGCAAAGTCAACTGCCACTGGCGGCATCAGTGATCGGCTCGCCCCAATGCGGGCGTTAAGAGTGTTGATATGGTCTGCCATGGCGTTACGGCCATCAGCCACAATCTCGGCGCGAATCGTGTCCTTGCGTGCAGCCAGCAGCTTTTCAGCAGCCAGCCGGTTGTCGCGTGTGAGTTTGTGCAGCATGTCTTTCATGCGCTTTGCAGCATCGACTGACTCAACCTGGGCCAGCATTTGTGCCTCTGCCGCATCCAGTGCGACTTCGGCGTTTTTCAGGGCCTTGATCTGCAGGTCCAGATCGGCAAAGTCCTGATCTGTCTTAGGGTCCGTGATCAGCCGGTGGTCGATGAAGTCTCGCAGTGCCACCTCAAAGGCTGGCATGTTGTCGCGGATCGCAATGGCCCCCGACACTTGCACTGACACCGCTGGCAGCGCGGCCACTGCATTGGCTACCGGGGTTGCTACCACTTCAGCGGGTGTGTAGGTGGCCAGGTCGGAGGCAAACTGCCTCCAGCCGTCGATCAGGTGCTGGCGCATCACCGGGCTGCCGGTGTACCAGACGCATTCCATGGCTGTTTTGTCTGCGCTGGTGGCCATGAACAGGGCTTTTTCTGCGCCACTGACCAGTAGTTGCTGTTCGAGCTGGGGAATGTACTGATCGGTGATGATGCCGTTGGCCAGGCTGTCGGCCAGCGCAAAGGACATCAGCTTATGCTCCCAAACGATGTTTTCTGCCATCGTTAACCCGTCAAAGCTGGCCGACAGGGGCAGGCCATCAATCTCCAGCGAGCCAACAACCGGGAACAGGTATTCACCAATTTCAGCTTCAGCCAGCGGGCGGGCGGCGGCTTCTGCGGCGTGCCCGGCATCAAAGCGGGCCTGGGTGCGCGGGTCCACCTCGGGTGTCAATCCGGTGTGCAACTCGTGCAGGAGTTCCGTGCGGGTTTTGTATGGGCTCATGCCCAGCATGGCTGCTGCGTCGCTGGCGTTGAAATGCGACTGGCGATAGGCCAGCCAGGCGGGGGTGCCCTGGGTTAGGTTGTGGGTGATCATGCTTGCTCCGATTTGGGACATTTTTCGTGGATGTATGCCGGCGGTTTTTTGTCCGTGAACTTTGGTCCGCCAGTGAATGTGCATTCCTTGCCATCCTGAAACGGGCAGGATTTGCACGCCTTAATCTCAGTGCTTGGGTATATCGAGAATGGCTTTTTCACGCGGATTCCCCTTGCGTCACAGTGGCCCGAATCATGGCCAACTGGTCGTCAGTCAAGCGAGCTTTCATGCTGGCCATGGCGATCACGTCCTCGGCCGACTTGCGGCCGGACTCGATCAGGCCGCGCCAGCCGGGCAGGTTCTTGGCAAATTGCTCGTCGGTGTACTCGGGCATTTCTGGCTGCTTTATCTCCCCAGTGTCTTGGTCAACCGTCTCGGTGTTGATGGTCACAAAGTCGCCCTCGATCACCGCACCTTGACCGGCTTCTGCGGCGTGGCTTACGGCCATGGCATTGTTCAGTTCGATGCTGCTGGGCATGTACTTCAACACTTGGAGTAGCGCCACCTTGCGGGCGTACATTTCAAAGTTCGATTCGCTGGCCAGTGCGTAATGACGCCCGCCCACTTTGTTGTACTGGTCGAGGTGCTTTTTGACCTTGCCACGGGTCCAGACTTCGATGACCGGCATCTGCGCATCCTTGACGCGGCCAATCGCATAAACGTGCGTGAAGTTTCCTTCGCTGTCGCCCGGTTTGTGGCGGCAGAATGGCTCGTCTCCCAACTGGTAGTCAAAGTGGTCGCCGGCATACACAGCGCCAGTCCAGACAGTCGCCCGGCCAGAACGCGCCACCAGATCGACCAGACCTTTCCATCCTGGAACGAACGTGCAAGTGTCCTTGTATGGGATCAGGTAGCCCTGACCACCAATGCCCGGCTCAAGGCCGAGCTGGGTTGCCGTCATCAGGCTGGCCAGAATGCTGTCGGTACGGCACTTTTGCAGCGCTGGTGTGGTGCTGAATGCGGTGAGTGCCAGGCGCGCCATACGGTCGGCACTCATGTGCTTTGGCAGGGCCAGGGCCATCTGGGGCTTCATGCGGTCCAGAACCTTAGAGAATACCGCCACGGGTGATGTTGGCTTTTGGGGGGTGATGTCGTTGCTCATGGTGTTGCTTTCAGTGGTTGGTAAAAATGGTTTTGGCAGGTCACAGCAACCTCCAAACACGATTGATGATCCGCACCCACAGGTTTTGCTTGCGGTGCGTTGACGGGTCAAGCAAGGCCGACTGCAAGGTGAGCATGTCGCCCCAAATCTGGGGGCGGGTGTCTTTGAAGTAGTTCGAGCCGATCAGCACCTTGCCCGTGTTGAAATGGCGGCTCATGCGTGCCCCTTTCCTCGGCATGAACTGCAACGTGTCCCTTCGTGCATGCCTTCACCACTGCCGGCGCAGGCGGGGCAGATACCCGGCTCGATCTTGTCAGTCACCATGTCTGCCAATTTCTGCTGCGCTTTCAGGCTGAAGGCGTCAGTCCAGTCTGTGCCATCGTCGTTGACGATCTCGACGGCTCTCCTGGTGTGCTTATTGACATCAACCCACCAGAGCTGCCCCAAGAACTCAACTTGCTCGCGCCATGTGGCGTCGTGCGGCGTGTAGTTTTCTTCGTCCTGCTCCTGGCGCTCTGCGGCCAGCGGGTGCGCGGCCAGGTACGCGAACAGGTTTGTGTACGGCGCAATGGCCACTTGCATGGTGGGGTGTAGGTTGCTCACGCTGACACCTCGCGCACAGCAGCTTCAAACTGCGCATCACTCATGTCGGTGCAGTCCAAATCTGACTGCACCAGCTCGTTCTTGTGTATCCAGCGGAAGCCGCCGTTGCGCCGGACAAACCTGAAACCCTGTTTTTGCAAGCT